AAATTTGTACCGGCTGATGATTTAGTAGTACCCTACACTGCAACATCTTTAGAAGATGCAGAGTCTGTTATTCATGTAATTAAAATGTCTGAAAACGAATTAAGAAAAAAACAAGTTTCAGGTTTTTATCAAGATGTAGAATTAACACCAGGTTACAATCAAGAAACAGAAGTAGAAAAAAAAGAAAGAGAATTAGAAGGTGTTAAGAAAACTAAAGACGAAGACATCTTTACTATTTTAGAAATTCATACCGACTTAGATTTAGAAGGTTTTGAAGACAAAGACTCATCAGGAGAAATGACAGGAATTAAACTTCCGTACATTGTGACTCTTGAAATGGGTAGCAGAGAAATATTATCAATTAGAAGAAACTATCAAGCAGAAGATCCACAAAAACTTAAAATAGATTACTTTGTACATTTTAAATTTTTACCTGGAATGGGCTTTTATGGTTTTGGTTTAATTCATATGATCGGTGGTTTGTCTAGAACGGCAACTACTGCACTAAGACAATTGTTAGATGCAGGTACATTAAGTAATCTACCAGCAGGATTTAAACAAAGAGGAATAAGAGTAAGAGACGAAGCGCAAGCAATTCAACCTGGAGAATTCAGAGATGTAGATGCACCTGGAGGAAGTATAAAAGATGCATTTATGCCACTACCATTTAAAGAACCTTCACCAACTTTATTACAGTTGATGGGTATAGTGGTACAGGCGGGGCAACGGTTTGCCGCCATCGCTGACATGCAGGTCGGAGACGGCAACCAACAAGCAGCTGTTGGAACGACCATAGCTCTCTTAGAACGTGGTTCCAGAGTCATGTCAGCCATACATAAAAGATTGTATGTGGCGATGAAAAGCGAATTTAATTTATTAGCTGGTGTTTTTAAAACTTACCTGCCACAAGAATACCCATATGATGTAGTAGGTGGTCAAAGAAATATAAAAGTTGCAGATTTTGATGAAAAAGTAGATATCATACCTGTTGCAGATCCAAATATTTTTTCTCAATCACAAAGAATTAGTTTAGCACAAACAGAATTACAACTTGCGATGTCAAATCCGCAAATGCACAACTTGTATGAAGCATTTCACTCAATGTATTCAGCAATTGGTGTAAAAAATATTGATAAAATTTTACCACCACCACAACAACCGACTCCAATGGACCCTGCAACTGAAAATATTCTTGCAATGAGCAACAAACCGTTCCAAGCTTTTAAAGGACAGGACCATCAAGCGCATATTACGACCCATTTAAACTTTATGGCAACTAATATTGCTAGAAATAGCCCGGTTGTAATGGGTGCATTAGAAAAAAACATCTTTGAACACATTTCTTTGATGGCACAAGAGCAATTAGAGGTAGAATTTAGAGAAGAAATTGCAAAATTAATGCAAATGCAACAAATGGCACAGCAAAATCCAATGTTACAGCAAGATCCGCAGTATCAACAACAGATTATGACCATGTCAATCAATTTAGAGTCTAGAAAAGCTAAATTAATTGCGGAAATGACTGAAGAATTTAAAAATGAAGAAAATAAAATTATGGGTGAGTATAATGGCGACCCAATTGCTAAATTAAAAGCAAGAGAACTTGATTTGAGAGCTATGGATGACACTGCCAAACGTGAGCAAGACCAAGAAAAGATTAATTTAGATAAATCTAAACAATTAATGGGTCAGCAACAGTTTGATGAGAAGCTGCAACAAAACGAAGAATTAGCTGAATTAAGAGCTAATACCTCGCTAGAAAAAACCCAAATGGGTATTGACTCAAAAATAGTCAATGACATGATGAAACAAACAGACGTAAGGATCTTGAAAGGTCCTAAAAGATAGTATAAGGAGAAACTATGACTAAAAAAAATAAAAACCCAAATGTCGCTCCAGAACTAGGTGCTGATAAGGATGGTATGCAACAAGGCGGAATCGTTATTGAAGCAACTAATCCTTTTGAATCACAAGTTGTGGAAGTAAAAAGCACTAAAAGACTTAGAGCTGACAAAAAACCTGTAAAAGCTACTTGGTATTAATATGTGGTTCAGTGCTATTAAATTAGCTCTAAACGCTGGAACTCATATTTACAAGAAGCGTAAAGAGACTCAAATGGCTATGGCTGATGCGCAACACATGCACGCAGCTAAGATGGCCCGAGGTGAGGAAGCTTACCAGGGAAAATTGTTAGAAGCCCGTCAAAACGACTACAAGGATGAAGTAGTTTTATTAATTCTTACGTTGCCCATTTTGGTGCTCGCATATGGGGTCTGGTCGGACGATCCGGCAGCCATGGATAAAATAAAAGTGTTCTTTGAGCATTTCCAGGCGCTCCCATCATGGTTCACTAATTTATGGATACTTGTATGTGCGTCAATATTTGGTATAAAGGGTACACAGATTTTCAGAAATGGAAAAAAATAGGAGATAAAAAATGGCTAAGAAAAAAAAGAAAAGTCGACTTAAAAAATTACTTAAAGGCGCAGCCTTAGCTGGAGCTGCCGTTCTTGGCGCTAAAGCTTTAGGCAGAAGAAATCAAATGAAAGACTACCTTGCGACTGAAGGTGGAGATAGATCTGATATGAGAGACTATGGACCTTTTAGTAAGGGAGCAAATTATGTACCGAAAAGATCTATGAGATCAATAGCAGGAGATTTTATTAATAAAATTAATGATAAAACTCAACCTGAATCTGGTATGCAATTTTATGATACTGCAGTAAAAATGCCGGGTAGAGTTAGAGCAGCTACTCCGTCGTATAATGACAGTATTATACAACAGTATAAAAAAGGTGGCCGTGTAGGTTGCGGAAAAGCAAAACGTGGTTTCGGTAGAGCGATGCCAAAAGGGAGGAAAAAATAATGCCAAATAGAAGATATAATACACAAGTAGCACAACCATTAAAAAACGGTGGAAGAGCAAAAGCTATGGGTGGTGGAATGATGAGAAAAGATATGAAATCTGGTTACTATCCATCAGACATGGGCATGGAAGGTGGTGCTATGTATAAAAAAGGTGGCCGAGTTAAAAAAAAGAAACAAGGTTACAAAGATAGAAAAGACGAATCTATTGCTATGAGAATTAAAAAGAAAAGAACTAAGAAGCAATTAAAAGCTTCAGCTAATGAGTCTTATGGTAAGTTTGGTTCTAAAGCAAAAAAGTCTGGAAAAATTAACAAATAATGATTAAAAAAATTTTAGAAAAAATTTTTGGAAAAAAAATTATTTGTGCTCATACAAATAAAGTTTCTAAAACTGTAAAATATTGCATAGATTGTAAACTAGTTTTAGACGAAAGCTAAAGGAGAGTTATGGCAAAAGCAATAAGTAAAAGTAAAAACCCTGGTTTAGCAAAACTGGCTCAAAAAAAACCTGAATTAGCAAAAAAATTTGGATACAATCCAAATAGAATGGTTGCTAAAAAAGGTGGCCGAGCAAAAAAGAGAAAAAGATAATGGCTGGTCCAGGTCTTTATGCAAACATTCACGCTAAAAGAAAGCGTGGAGGTAAGATGCGAAAGAAAGGTGCAAAGGGTGCACCAAAAGCATCTGACTTTGCAAAAGCAAAAAAAACAGCGAGAAAAAAATAATGGCAAAACTTTGTCCAAAAGGTAAGGCCGCAGCGAAGCGAAAATTTAAAGTGTATCCATCAGCATATGCTAATATGTATGCATCAGGAGTATGTTCAGGTAAAATTACACCCGGTGGTAAAAAAAATAAAAGAAAAAAATTAAACATGGGTGGTCTTGTTATTGAAGATGTGACAAGGATGGTGGATGTATAATGGCTAAGAAAGGGTTAAGAGCCTGGGTTAAAGAAAGATGGGTAGATATTGGAGCACCAAAAAAAGATGGTAAATACCAACCTTGTGGTAGATCAAAAGGATCAAAAAGAGCGTATCCAAAATGCGTCCCAATTGCAAAAGCAAGAAGTATGTCATCTGGACAAAAGCGTTCAGCAGTTGCACGTAAAAGAGCTGCTGGCAATCCTGGTGGCAAACCGACAAATGTTGCAACATTTTCAAAAAGAAAAAAAATGAGTATGGGTGGTAGAGTATAATGAGAAAACAAAAAATAAAAAAAATTAAAAAAGTAATTAAGGGTTTAAAAAAAGCATCTAAATTACAT